GGTGAATTCATGGAGATCGTTAAGAAAATGGTTTTTCAGGGTAAGCCTTGGAATCATGATAATCGGGAGCATCTCATTATTGAGTTGGGAGATGTTATGTGGTACGTGATGCAAGCATGTAAAGCACTACATGTTTCTCTTGATGAAGTCATTGAAGGTAATGTTGAGAAGTTGAAGAAGAGATATCCTGGTGGAGATTTTGATGTGCATTACTCAGAGAACAGAGCAGTTGACGATAGGTAAATTAAATGTAAAATAGGGATAATACTATGATACAATGGATTGGGATAAGGAAGTAAAACTTGAGAAATTAGAGGACATGATTATTGTTTACGAAGAACACATCAAACAACTTGAAGAAGAAAACAAGAAATTGAAAGCTCAGGTTGATTTTTTGAAACAACAATTGTATTATAAGAGTTATGGTTTACCAGAAGGTGATACCAATAAATAAATCAGATTTTTTAATTCAATGAGAGAACAATTAATCAAAGCATTACTCGCACATGCACAAGGTGATATTGCTAAACACAAGGCAAACATTGAAGTATATCTTGCAAATCCTGTGGGTATCGGAGAGCATTCAAACATTGTAGAAGCAATCGAAGGAGAGTTAGATATGATTGCTAAGTATCAAGATCAGATAGACATTATAAATAAATACTTCAAAAAGTAATTAGCAATGGGTCTAAACCAAAAAGAGGCTATTAAGTTTGCACCAAAAGATTTACAACCTTTTTTGGAGGGTGTTGTAAGGAATCATAAATTTAAAAAATTTGAGGCAGATGGTGCTTGGAGTAAATCAAAAAACTCAAGTTGGGTAATTAAATGTGATAAAGTTGATGTAGATGCAGTTTTAAAGTTTTACGCAGGTAGAGCAAAAAAAGATCAGGTAGGTGGTAGAAAAGTAGCAGATGTAGATTTGAAGGACGGATATAATTATAAAGGAATTAGATTTAGAGAAACACGTAAAAAAGAAGGGAGAGCTCCTGATGCAAAGACAACAGCAATGCAGGAGGCAGGATCAAAGTATGTATTTGAATACGTTCTCAACAATAAACGAAGTGGATATAGCACTTTAAATAAATTTATGACCGATAAAAAATTTATGGACGGATTAAGGAAAGTATATCCTGATGTAGATTCTGATTGGTTGGATGCTTATTGGAAACAACATAAAAAAATACTAGAGTTATTTTCCAGCACTCAAATTAATAAATTTGATCATACTGGTGGATTTATGGATTTTATATCTAAATTAATTAGAGATAATTTTGGCATATCAAAAAAAGATAATTGGAACCCATCTGATATATGGGGTGTTCGTGGCAATTCTACTGCTGTGATGAAAAAACTTGAGGAGACAGTTTTTGGTAGTAGAGATTCTCAGACAATATCACAACTTAACGCTGTGATGAGAGGCATGTATAAAGCAAATGATTTAGTTGGTATATCCTTGAAAAAAACTTCTGGGAATGTTGCTAGGTGGGAAGAATATAACATTGAAAAACTAACATTAAACGAAGTTGATGAATACAAATACAAGGATATAAAAATTATAATCAACTTTAAACCAACTTCAGATTCTCAATCATTAGATTCTGCCATTCAATTAAGACAGTCTAGTGGAGCAGATTATAATTTTCAAGTAACTTCAAACGATACTTCAAAAGCAAATCAAAATTTAAAGTTTGAATCTAAACCTGTGGGTGCAGCTAAAGCTAGAGGTGGTAAGGCAGAGATAAAGTCAGTCGAAGCTTTGATGAAAGATAATGGTCTTAGTTTTCAAAATAAACATCAAAACTATCCAAAGAGTCTGAGTGATTTTTCAAAGACAATTGATGGTAGAAATAAAAATGATTACAAACAAATGTTTGAAAGAATTTCAAATAAGGTAGAAACGAATGTTAAAAATTCAACAGAGTTTTTACAAGTGATAGAGGATAAGTTTAATAGTGATAAACCATTTGTGGCAACTAGTAAACTAATGCAACTTCATTTTTTAGATGAAGTATTTAAAATCAGATCAAATAAAAAATTCACTGAATTCTGGACAGATATGTTATTCTTATCTATTAAGAAAGGTGATAGATTTGGTCCTTTTGGTAAATTATACTAATGAAAAAAACAATTGAGCAACTGATTCAATCTTTTGAACCTCGGTCAAGAAATAAAAAACAAATCTTCAATGACTTTTTATATCATTGTTTTACAACTATTGATAAGACTATTACTTCTGAAAAACGTAAACGTAACAAGGATAAATATATTATTATGAGACAAAATCTCATCAACTATCTTATCGCCAACGAAAGAAAAGTAACATCAAAACTTTATCGATGAAATCGTTTTTCCAATTTTTTACCGAATCTCTTGCCGTTCAACAAGCCACACGTATGGGTTTGAAGAGTGATGGTCATGGAGGATGGTATGATAAAAAAGGTGAATTTGTAGCTAAAACAGAAAAAGGACAACTCAAATTTTTTAATAAAAGACAGAGAATAGGTAAGCAAGACCCACCACAATCAGAGAAAGAAAAAAATTTATCACAAACAACAACTGAAAAAGATAAACCAATTGAGATGGTTCCACCAGAGGTAGAGAAAACAAAGGGAACTTTAACGATTGCGTTTGGTAGATTTAATCCACCGACTACAGGACATGAAAAACTTTTGGATACTGTAGCAACATCATCAGATGATGGAGACTATGTAATTGTACCATCAAGGAGTCAGGATAAGAAAAAAAATCCATTAGACCCTGACATGAAAGTGTCTGCAATGCAACAGATGTTTCCAAAGCATAAAGATAAGATTGTAAATGATGCAGCAAATCGCACCATCTTTGATGTATTGAAGAAGGCACACACTGATGGATATACAAACGTAAGAATTGTAGGTGGTAGTGATCGTGTTGGTGAGTTTGAGAAACTTACTGGAACTTACAACGGTAAACTTTATAATTTTGATAACATCGAAGTTCGTTCTGCTGGTAATCGTGATGCAGATTCTGATGATGTATCTGGTATGTCCGCATCAAAACAAAGAAAGGCAGCAGCAGAGAATGATTTTGAAGGTTTCTT